CCTGCGGAACGAGCGCAAAATGACTTGCGCCTTTTTGCAGCTTTACTTCCAGGCTTTACTTTACCAGTAACAGCCGTTTGCAGTTTAGATCCTGGGTTTTTGCGTCTATAAGCAGCAACACCAGCTTTAGTCATTCCCGCCCCTTTTTTTGTGGGGCGGAAATTCTTTTTATTTCTTGCAGGCATTTTGTCTCTTTTACGAGCCATATTGCACCTTTAAGATAGGAAGATCGTCAGTTGATTGTTACTTCCTGTAAACGCACTAACAAACGCACCACTTGTGGCAAGTATTCCATTATCTGGGATATTTAAATGATGCAAACCTGTTGGAAAGGTTTGAGTGAGTAACGTAGCGCCTGAACCACTTCCATCTTTAATTGTAAAAGCTCCTGCCGCGTCTGCAAATATTACAACTTGACGAATGCGTGAACGTGCGGGGCCAACAACAGCCGCAGAATCTCCTTGCGTAAAATTAAATGCTTGTACTGGACCTGCCATACTAGCCTCCTATTACGCTAGGTTATTGTTTTGCTGATACAGAATTGTAAAACGAACCAAACCCGCATTTGTTGAAGCAGAAGCAGTGACAGTTAAACGAATATCCGCTGTTCCTGTATCTTGCCATGCTAATGCCGCACCTGCTTGTGTAGTCGGGTATTTGCGTCCTGCATCTGTTCCACTTGCAAATGTGTTCAAAATAGTAGCTGCGCCACCTACGGTATCACCAACACTCAAGTTTGTTGAGGTATTAGCCGCCGTGATAACATCAATAACACAGTCAATAATTTGAGAGTTTGCAGGAATAACAACGTCAGTAACTTGTGCAGCTACTGCTCCGCCAGATAAATCCACTGAAAATGTCTGAGCCATAACGACTTGACCAGTGTTTTTAATATCTGAGCCAAGAGTTGTACCCGTAGTTTCTTTGATGGTTCCTGCTTTAATAGGACCAGAAAAAGTTGTCGTACCCATGTCGATCTCCTGTCTTGGGTTAAGTCAGCAGCCCCATGCCGCTGTCAGGGATAAACACAGAATAACACATATTTAATAAAAAGAAAGAGGCGACTCGCGCCGCCTCCAAGTTTAAGGAGCAAAAACATGAAAAATGTCTATGCCCTATGTTAACACAAATTATGCTCCAGGTGAACCAAAAACACAACGTGGGTCGCTAAAGCCAAAGCTATAACGCTCACGAGCCTTAAATCTCATGTTACCTGTGTCAAAATCTGCTTCCATATTTGTTCTCATTGGAGAACGCTCAAAGTGCTTAAAGCCATTTGGAGCGTCTGTTTTAATGAAGAACGCATCTGGGTCTGTTAAGAAATGGTTAACAGTGTAACCTTCTGGCAACATACCCATGTTACGGATTGCATTAACATCATTATCGGCTGTGCCAACACGAAGAGTTGATTCCAACAAACGATCTGCAATAAATTGCAGTTGTGGTGGAATAATCAACTTAGTGCCACGCATTGCGACAATCATATTACGCTCATCAACGAATGTTGAGATGTCAATAAGAGCATTCTCAAGTGAGGTTTCGTTGAGGTCAGCAGCAGTTGATGGCTCATTACGGAATGTGCCGCCCCCTGATAGTGGGTGAACTGTTGAACAAAGCTCAACACCGTCACCACCTGTGAAATTTGCATCAAACGCATTGTTAAGCGTTGCAGCAGCTTTCACCTGCTTTGTGTGTGCCATTGAACGAGCCAAAGCCTTTGTATAACGAGCACCAAGGCGGTCATACAAATTGTCTTCAACAGCTTCTTCAGTTAGTGCGAATGCAAGTGCAACTGTTTCGTGTGAATAACGAGCAGTAAACGCTTCATTTGCATTGTCAAACTGCACTCCTGCACCTTCGCTTTTGGTTGGAGCATTACCGAAGCCAACAAGCATTACCTCTTCTTCAAAAGCACGATCAGATGCTTCTGTTTCATAGATTTCTGCATGTTCACCTTCGTAACGGTCATATTCCATACCAAACAAAGCGTTAAGCCCAGGCTCTAGCTCTTTGACGAGTTGGGATCTTGATATAGCCATAACTCAGTCTCCTTATGCTAGACCCGCAGTGCCAGCACTGAACAGGTGGTTGTTAATTTTGACAATTACGTTTGTATTTGCCGTTGATGTATCGCTATTCTCAGGATCTTGAGAAATGTCGATTGCTTTTAGTGGTAGGGTTGCTACCGTACTATCCGCAGTTCCTACTTCTAGCTCAATACGAGAGGTACCAGATGTGGTATCTCCTGCTGTTGCTAGAATGTCGTAGTTACCTGCCAAGTCTGTTACTGGAAATGCAGCATCAGCTTGGATTTCAAACACTGCATTTGGATCATCAATAACGTTAGCTATAATGTCAGATGCATTTGTGCTTGCTGGATAGTGGTTTGAAAATGTTGGCTTTCCTGTGGTTGGATCAGTAAATTCACAGCCGTTAAAAACGCCTAGAATAAATCCTGAGCCACCTGCCGCAACTCTCTCAATACCGCCACCAGTTACCATTGCAACTAGATCACCTTGAAAAATAGAGGTGTTATAGTTTGCAGCAATTCGGTAACGATTTTGCTGTTGAGAGCTTATACTTGTACGAGCAGGACGAAGGCCAAAAGGTGCGTCTAAATTCGCCATCCTTAATCTCCATCATTTTTAGGTCGTGAGCCGAAACTCACGCTCGATTTACGTTGAGGTGCCATTTTTGGCATTGCTGGATTATTCTCGCGCATCCAATCACGATCAACAGCGTCCATCTGATTTTGTGTAGTCTTCTGGTAATGCTGATTGCGTTGTTCTGCCAATTCTTCTGGAATACGGGCTAATACTAGACCGCCGACACCTATAATGCCTGCGTTGCGCCCTTCATCTACAACTGGACCTGAATACTCTGGATACTCCTCTGCACGAACTAAGTCATATCCTTCTTGCCGTCTTTTATGGACGTTGGTTTTATCATCATATTCCATCACGGA